TCACGGTGTCGGGAATCCTGTCAACACGTACCATCCACCTGCCCCGTCTCCTTTGAGCACGACTCTAACTCCACTTCCTGCTACCGCTTCGGCCGCTCCGCGACGAAGCACCTCACCACCGACAAACGGTGCGTCCAGTTCGACCTTGCCGACAGCTCCACTCGATATCCACTCGTCAATTATTTGTCGATTGTGCTGGAGCGCGGCGCTAACAGCGGAGGCAGCTTCGTCAGCGGTTCCGAACGACGACACCACTGGCAACCGGGTTGCGTCCAGTCTCGACGACAGGTCCTCGACGGTTTGGCCGACATGCCGATCGAGAAGGTGTCCGCCCGCCGCTTCGCTTGCTCCCAATAGTGCTGTGGTGTCCTCGACGCCATACGGTGCAACGTGTCCCGAATCTCCACTGACATGGTGCTCGACGGGAGCATCACCTGTCGCGTGATGTTCCACCGGTGGCACGTCGTCGTGGTGTGGCGCCGGTACATCGACGTGCGGAGTCGAGATGTCGTCTGCGTGGCGGCCGACTCCGGCGAGGGCTTCCCAACCGTGGTGAACTTCTCCGACCAGTTTTCCGCCTGGCACCAGACCTGCGGCATCGAGGACTGCTCCAGTCCGTTCACCGGCCGACGCGTCACCCCAGTGGTTAAAGGTGTGAATGTCCTGAGCGACGTCCGGCACCAGACCGAACGTTCCTTTGTTGAGATCGTGGCTGACATCGGTCAGGCCTTTGGCCGCCTGTTCACCAAAGGTGAGCTGCGCCGGCCACGACTGCACATCGGCGTTCTCGGGAAGCTTGGGGACCGGGACGGTCCGGCCACCGGCCTCGGCCGAGGCACCGTTCATGTCCTGCAGGAGCTTCGTCTCGGTGGTGAGGTTGCGCCGCGCATCCATCAGCTGCTGCGTCAGCGGGTCAGTGACATCCCGGCCCGGCCCCTTAAGGGGCCCATCCCAGAGGGCCGGACCAGCGGCGGCATCCAGCTTTGCCTGCGCGGCATCGACAGCCTGGCGGGCTGCATCAACTTTCGCCGCTTGCCGATCCAGGACCGACGGGTCGGCCTTGACGATCGGGGCCAGTAGTGGGTTGTGGGTGTAATTCGGATCAGTACCGGGCTTGCCGTCCTTGCCGGCTAGCAGGTCCAACGGATTGGTTGGCTTGCCCGCCGCGTCGGCAGCCGGAGGCACGCTGGCCGGTTTGTCATGCTGGCCAGCGAGCACGTCCAGCGGGTTCGTCGGCGGCTTGTCCGGCCGGCCGGGAGCAGGTTGCCTCGTCCACGGCGAATTGGAGTCGGGTTTGTCAGAGACACCCAGCAGCTGACCCAGCGGATCGGTTGCGGCTGGTGGTTTTTCGCCGGGTTTCGGCTGCTCGCCGGCAGCCGCCTGCTTAGTGGCTGGTGGTGTAGGTCGCGGCGCGTTCGCAGGGACGGTGGCCGTCGGATCGCCAACAGCCGCCCGCAGGGCATTGGCAACTTCAGTTTCGGTCGTATCGGCAACGGAGAGAAGGTGTTTCAGCCGCGCTTCGGCGGTGGATCGCACCTGCTCGCGTTCGTCGGCTTCCACTTGATCAGTCAAATTGCCAGCATTCGGATCGGTCACCGAACCGTCCGCGTTGACCTTCATTCCTAGGGCTTCCGCTGAGGCACGAGCGTCCTTCAATTCGTTGATGCACCACAGCACGTCATCGATGGCGGTGGTGATGATCTGACCAACCGCTTGAGTCTGCCCGTGCTGCTCGGTGACATCGGTGCGCAGCTTGCCGTGCTCGGAGCGCCACGCTTCCGACGCCGGACCCATCCAATCGGTCAGGCCTGCCGCGGTGCCGTCGAGGCCCTCGCCGAGCTTCTGCAGGCTCTTGCCGGCGTTCTGCGAGACGGCGAACACCTGTTGCAGGGCAGCGACGTTCCAGTGTTCGAGGTCCGGGATTGAGACCACGTGCTACAAATCGACGGATTTGGCGATCGGTGTGGCTGCGTCCTCATCGGTGATTTGATAGCTCAGGACGGCATCGCCCATCGCCGCGCCGATCTGCCCGACTTTGGTATGCAGTGAGTTCCGCTGCTCGGCCCAGGTCGTGGCAACGTGCGACAAGGTTTCACCGATCGGACCACGCCAGCCGCCAGCCGCTTCGGCCAACTCATCGTCATGCAGCGAGTGCTCAGTGCGTGAGCAGTCCATGTGGTCAAGCATGCTGTTGGCGGCGTGGTGCAGCGCTGCTACGTCCACGCGCAGTACTTCAGCCATCAGAACCCCCATTTCACTCCCCGATTCGAGGATACTGCGAGACCGACTGGTCACTCGACGCGTGTTTGGCAGAGGCGATTAGGACCAGCGCATACTCGCCATTGACACCACGACCAGTCGTGAGCCAAGCCAATCCACCCACAGCTAATTCGGACTGAGTACCCGACGCCACATCGCCTGCTTCAGACCGATCTTGACCGCCCGTCTGTCGATCGGGGTTGCTCCACCCCAGCCCTTCGAATACACCCCGCAGGTCTACTTCGCTGCCGCACGATCAACCCGCCCGCCGGAAACGAGAAAACCCGCTCTGACCGAAGTCAGAACGGGTTTTACTTGTGGAGCTAAGGGGACTCGAACCCCTGACTACGCTGGGCGTTTGGCTCGTATCCTGCGGATTCGAGACTTCTGACGACCTCTCTCAGGGTGCCAAAACCGGCCAAAAAGTGTGGCGAGGATGACGTCGTCATCACATGTCGTCCCCCGTCCGCAGAGCAGAAGGCTGCCGTCGAGCTGGTCCGACGGGCACAGGAACAGGGCCTGTCGCTGACTGGGCCGGCCCGACGGGTCTGGAGAGTTACCCGGGGCGATCTACAGGTATAGACGGCTGCGACAGGAAAACGGTTCCATCCAACGCAAAAAGGCCGCCCCCGACACGAAGTCAGGGGCGGCAGAGCGTGCCTACACCGGTCACGGGACCAGGTTCAGCCAGCAATCCAGCATAACGCCGGCGTGCGACAAGTCAGGTCAAAGAACTTTGCATGTCGACGCGAAGTTGAAAGTTTCGGCCCGATTCTTTACAGGTCAACGCAGCGGCCCGATCTTGCGCGCCATAGTGTTCATGGCGACACCGAGGGGGTCGACGAATGGCGGGAGCGCGTTGACAAGATGGAGTGCCACAGCCGCGACAACAGCCGTTGTCAAAACCGGGTGGCTCTTCAGATACCGGTCGCACGCCTCGGAAAGCATCTCGTCACCACGACCTGCGGCACAGACGTTGTGCCCGACCACGTATGCGGCCAGGACAACCCAGCCGCGATCGGCCCCGCGCACGAGGTCACACCTCGTCCCGCAACTCAGCAGGCAACGGCGGCGGCAAGACACCAGGCGCGTGCTGCATAGCCCACGCCAACCAGTCGCGAATGTGCTTCACCGACAACCGGAACAACTTCTTAAGCCCGTCGCGCTCCTCCTCCACGGCGGCCAGACGCTTCTCTAGGTCGCGCACCTTACTCGCCGTCTTGGCCTGCCACGCCGTCAAAATGCCAGCCGACGCGATACCGATGGCTTTTACCAACTCCGGTTCGATCGTCACTGCACGGTGCCGTTCTCGCGCTGCTCACGAAGATTCTTGAACGCGACACCACCACCCGTCGCACCGAGCACCGTGCCAGCGAGGTTCAGCCACAGCGGCACCAGCGTCGGGTCTACGTAGTTCAGGGCAACCAGGATCGGCAGAATGGTCGTCACCAAGCCATAGAGGTACTGGCGGCGTTGCGGTGTGAGCTCGAACTTCATCGGTGTATCCCTTCGGTTCAGGCCGCGCGGGCCGTCTTGGTGGTGGCCCGGTCTCGCAGATACTTGACGGCCGGATCGATCGAATAGTTGATATGGGGCAGTGTTGGTGTCGCGGCGATGAAAAACATGCCCGCGTACAAGAGCGCCTGCACTGCTGCGTAGAGCTCGGCGGTTGGGTTGGTCAGGACCGCAGCCAGTCGCGCGAACAGCAGTGCGAAGTCGACGTTCTTCACGATGGGCCAGATGGCGCGCATGTCGGTACCGGTCTTGTTGAACGGTGTGGCGGTGTAGATGTCGCGGCCCCACGAGCTATTGGCGGTGTGCGCGAAGTCCAGCCACCACAAGGGGGTGTCATGCATGAGCTCGTCACCGATACCGCCGCTGTCATCGGTCGGCCAGCCCGCGTAGTCGTTACCGCGCGCTACCCCACGCTCACGACACGGGTTGCCCCATGTCACCGCACCAAGGATCCGGTCCTGCTCGAGCAGGTAGTGGAACTCGGCGCCGGCCGGTTGGACGTGGCGCTTGAAGAACAGGGCGACGACGATTGCGCCCTGCGAGTATCCGGCGAACGCGCACTTGCGCTTGACGTTGCGTGGACACCAGTTCCGCACCTGCACAATCAGTTCGGCGATACCGGCGTCGTAACTCTGCTGCATCGGGAACGCCGTCGCAGGCCAATTCCCGAGCGGCTGCCACTGGACCACGTCGAGTAGCGCCCGCGCGGTGTCTGCCGGGTAGCCGAACCACATGTCGACACCGGTGCCCTGCGCGGTGAACAGGATCGGCTTCTCGGGTGCCGCGACGGAGACCAGGCCGAGTGAGAGTTGCGTGGCGTAATCGAGCACCCCGTCAGTCCGCAACGGTGGCGCGTACCCGTCCATGTTCTTGCGGGTCTGGTACGTCGACAGCACGAATTGCAGTGCCTGGTCGAATGTCTCGGAGCTGTCGAAGTTCTTCGCGTAGGAGAACTTGGCGCGCAACTTCGCCTTCGCCTGCGCGACGATCGGGCCCGCGTCGCCGATGCCCCAGCCGATCCATTTGCCGTCGACCTTCACTGGGTCACCACGCCGGTCTTGTCGCGGTCGTTGGTGCCGCACACCTTGTCGCGAACCTCGGCCATAGCCTCGATCAGCGTCTGTCCACCAAGGCAATTCCAGCGGAACTGCAACTGGTCATCAGCCGGACCGACACGCACAGGTCCGGGCTGCTGCGTCGGAGGTACTGGCGTTGTCGCCGGCCCGTCGAACGCGCCGTCGATGTCCTTCTGAATCTCGCCACGGAACCAGTCCATGTCGAGATTGCCGGGGTCCCACTTGAACTGGCGCTGACCAGCTGGACCGAAGCGCGCCCATTCGCGGTGGGAGATGTTGTGCGACACCGGGACGCCGAGGTGCTTGGTGAGTGCGGCGCCGACGTCGCGCATGGAGATGATCTGTGCGTCGGGCCAGCGTTCCTGGTTGGCGGTCTCTTCGGTGAGCGCGGTGTTGCGGGGCCAGGCGCATTCGATGCCGATGGTGCGCTGATTCGCGCCGTCCGTAGGCAGACCAGGCCACGATCCGGCACCAGCATGGTTGCAGGGTCCGACGGCGACGATGGTCACGATGCCGTCGGGTGCGATGTGAATCTGCGCCAGCGGACCCTGTAGGTCAGGGCGGCCTTGGCTGATCGACTCCGCTGTCTCGGCGGCGTTGCCGGTGTGGTGCCAGATGACACCCCAGATGTTGCCCATAGTGCCGCCGACACCATCAGACTCCCAGCCGTCCAGCGTCTTAAGCCGGTCGCCCAGCGCGGGCCGAAGCACGTCTTCGAGCCAAACGGGGTCACCTGAAACGGGCACGGGTCCTCCTGGGTTGCTTGGGGTTTCGTCGAGCAGTGCGTCACCGAGCGCGAGGCAGCGGTTCCATCGGGCTTGCCTGTCTGCCCAGCCGTTCGGGTATTGGCCTTCGATCCAGCCGTTGATGCAGCGGGAGACGGCGAGGATGTCGCCCGCGTCCGCGTAGGAGTTGATCTGGCCGGGGCGTGGGCCAGCTTTGAGCCAGTACCAGGACGATGCGAGGAATCCCCACTTCGGTTGCTCGACCAGTTCGGGCTGATTGACGAACAGTTCCGAATCATCCACGTAGCCATTGGCTTTGCACCACTGGCCGAACTTGCGGTAGTTCGATGACCACGTCAGTTGGATGGGACCGCGCCCGCGATACCGGGTCCGATCCTCCGACCATGACGGATCCGAGGTTTGAATCTCGGCCATGTACTTGAGGCCCGCTGACTCGTGACCGAGCTGTGAGCACCAGGCAGCCGCCCGCAGCTCAGTCGTGATCTCAGCCGCCTTCATGGCATCTAGGAAGTACGGGAGGTATTGCGAGAGAACCGCATCGGACACGTAGGTCTCTTGCATCGCGGCTCGGAGCGTGGCGGCGTCCATCTACGTCAGCACCTCCACGAAGCTGTGTGGCCGCCCGCTGGTGATGCGCATGTTTTTCTGTATGGGTGTTTCGCCATCGCCATGCAGAGGCGTTGCCAGCGGTTAGCGGTCGCGATGGGATGCCCATGCAGTGTCAGTACATACATTTCTTGACCTAGATCGCGCCCGCGATGACATCCCAGAGGTTGGCATCTGTACTAGGTATGGTGACCGAATAGCGTTGCCCGTCAGGGTTTTCTATGATCGCTGAGCCTGGTTCGAGTTCTATGGTGATGATGCCGCCAACAGATTTGATGGTCTGTGCGTTGGTGGTGACTATTTCCCCGTTGGGTCCTTGTCGGTAGGTGGGTGACCATACGCGCCAGGGGCGGGAGTCTTTGCGGGATGTGACGTCGATTATTTGTCCCGTGATCGTAACGGTCAATTCAGACTCCTAGTCTGGGAATGATGTTTCAGGTCAAGCGATTTCGGCTGGCCCAAATGGTTGGCTAGAAGACCCAGATCAGGCGCATGTATGCGGGTCCGCCGTCGCCGCCATTTCCGCCAGGGGCAAGTCCACCACCGGCACCACCACCGCCACCTGCGCCGTATCCAACGCCGTCGGCACCATCCATCTTTGTGGTGTCGCCGACGTTCACCCATCCGCCGCCACCGCCAGCACCGGGCTCCCCGGCGATTGCCGCCGAACCGGAAGTCGCAGCAGCAGCCGAGGTAGCGCCGGTGCCACCAGTTCCGTTGGGGGTAGACCCACCGTTTCCGCCAGCCGTACCAGCCACGTTGCTCGTGTTGCGACCCGAGCCGCCGCCGCCGCCCGC